CAACTGCCCGATCGTCTGCCGCAGATAGGTTGCCGAAACGCGCGCATCCGTACCCTGTGACGTCATCGTGGCCATAGCGCCGAGCACTTCGTTTAGCTTCACGTGCGCTGCGGCGGCCACAGGGAGGATGCCCGACATGGAGCCCGCGAGCGCTTCTAGGTTGGTCTTACCCTCTGCCTCAGTGCCGACCAGCGCGTTCATGACATCGGTCGTGTTCTGAGTGTTGGTGGCAACGTTGGAGCTTTGCAGGTTGTAGGCGTTCATCGCCGTGGTCACAGCGTCGGTCACCGTGGCTAGATCAGCGGCACCAACCTTTGCACCCTGGGCGCTGACGCGCAGCACGTCTAGTGCTTTCTGCCCGTGGAAGCCCGCCGACTCCACCATGTACAGGCCTGCGGTGAGATCCTTAGTCGACTCACCAACCTTGCCTGCCATGGACAGCACGCCGTCGCCGACCAGGCGCATGTTCTTTGCTGACTCGCCAGCACCCGTGCGCACACGAGTCATTTGGGTCTGAAAGTCGGCGGCCATGTGGACGGTTTTCACCGCAGCGACACCAGCGGCAACACCAATGCCGAGCAACGCAGCCTTAGCCACGCCGCCCAGCTTGCGCATATTTCCGCCGCCCTCGCGTTCCACGCTGGCTAGCTCAGTCTTGACACCCCGGGACGTGGCCATAAAGCCAGTCGAGCGGCCGAGAAACTCAATGAATACGGGAGGCAGAGCACCCATAGCGAAGCTACCTCCCTAGTATTTCTTGCCGTTTACAGCCGCAGCCCACGCGCCCTCAAAAAACCCGCGAACCTTGGGCGATGCCTTATCGACTCCGGGTTTGAAGTACGGGTACTTGGCTTCAATTTCTGCTTTGTAGCGGTTCTGGTACCCGCCCCGACCACCGGCCATAACGACTTGTGACCATTCCCCCGTGCCTCCGCGTCGAGCCTTTTTGCTCTTACGGATCGACTGATATAGCTCGCCGGTTAGCTGGCCTGGTCCGCCAGACCGGGGGATGTGGTCCGGCTTGCGACCGAGACTGAAAGCAGGCGAGCCCGACTCAGGGTCCGGGCCCTTACTAGCCCAGCGAGGGGCGCCACGCATGCCGCCCTTAATTCGTCGCTTCGTGTACGAGGTAGCCTTGCCCAGCGCTACGCGGGTCGCTTCGTCCGAAGCAAGCTGCATCTTTTCAATGGCGGCGCCGACTTCACGCACGCCCTTTATGGCTGCGCCTATGCCATCAGCCATTGGCGTTACGCTCCTCTACGATTTTGCGAGCCTTGCCAACGGCATCATCAACGGCCAATAGCCAATCCAGGGTCACAGCGGATTCGGCGTCGAGTTCGGACGGGCGACAATGCAGCAGTGTGCACAGTCACCACACCCGATACTCCTCGGCCGGTATTTCATCCGCTGTGTACGTGGACCCTGCCCCGTTGTGGGAAAGGGCCTCCGTTAGGCGACGGAGGCCACGGAAGGGGACGCCGGGTCCGGGTTCGGCTCAAAGTCCGGGCTGAGCTGTGACAGGTACGGCGAGACAGCCTTACGCAGCGCGTCAAGGTCACGCCCCGGTAGATCCTGCACAGCGTCCACGGACACACCGAAGCCATACGACCAACCAGCGACGAGCGCAACCACCAGGGAGTCGTTTAGCTCCTCTAGCAGGTCGAAGGCTTCGCCTAGGCCCGCCGCAATGGTGAGCTGCTCTTCAGGGGTTAGCTCGGCGCCCTCGCCCTGCGCCTGCGCGGTAGCAACGGCCGAAGCGAATTCCGGGAGCCCAGCGAGCTTCGTCTGAATGCGCTTAACGGGCCTGCGCTGGCGCTCGGTAACGTCGGCAACTTCGCGGAGATCAGCGGTCGCGCCGGAAGGGAGAGTCAGGTGGATCATTAGTTGTACGTCCCGGAGGTCACGGCGTTCTGAACGGTCACCTTAATCGGCGAATACCCGCCCGACGCGCCAATGTCGGTGGTGTTGGCAAGCGCCGTCCAAGTGATCGGCACCTCTATGTAGTCCTTGCCGCGCGTGATATCAGCGGCCGAAATGCTGCACTTGGACATGTGCAACTTGAGCTGAACGGCAGTAGCGCCAGCGCCAGACGAGAAATTGAAGTCAATCGCGGGCTTCACGGTCGTGAGGTACTGCGTAAGCGCCGTGTCATCTTCCATGATGAGCGTGGCCTTGCCGTCGACCTGCACGGGACCAGACCACAGCGCGGAAGGTGCCTGCGTACCATCGACCGGGTTAATCACGGTGACCGGGCGCTTAATGGTGACCTCACCATCGAGGACACCCACCTGAGTGACAGCCGCAATCTGCACGACACCAGTCCAGCCAACCAGCGGCGGAATGGCAGTAAAGGACGTGGTCGGCGCCGTAGCGGTGACAGACCCAAACGTCGTGGTCTTAGCGCTGTACGTCAGCAGGCCATCGGCCGTGAACTTGAAACCGACCTCAGAAAACTTCGCGCTGGGGTACTGCCGGTTACCCGCAACGTAGCTGTCATTCAGGGTGTACGTCTTGGGCTGGCCGGTGCCCGTGTTCAGGACCGAGAAAGTGTGAGTGAACGGGGCCGAAGCGCCGGACGTGACCACATCGCCGAGCACACCCGCCAGCGGGAAACCGATCGTGTCCGGGAAAACGTCGCCGTCAAAGTCCAGCGAGCCGCTTAGGATTCCCGCAACCTGGTCGTAGACGTCGACGAGCGAGCCGCGATAGCCCTTGTCGTCGAGTAGCTGGAGATTGTCCTTCGGCGTGATGCTGGTTACCGGGATGTACTGCGTAGACGCAACCGGCGTGCCGGGCGTAACTTCCTTGGCAATACCGAGGAATGAAAGAGCTGTGGCCTTGGGCATTAGTTACCAACTTCCGGAGTGTCAGCGGGCGCAGGGTCGGCGGCGCTGTCAGAGACAGGCAGGGGAGTGGGGGCGCCGTCGGCAAGTGCGAATCGGCCGTCCCCAGGGTCAGCGTCGAGCGTCACGCGATCGCCAGGGTGGACGTCCAGCGCAAGCGACGGGTAATAGCGCTCGTCGTCGCCGCTGTATGTGAATTCAGGCATGTGTCAGATCCTCGTAACGCATTCAATTTCGACAGTTACGCAGGCGCGCTTACCGCCGTGTTCGCTGTCCCATTCGACTTCGGCCGTATCGCCAGCCGGGGCGCTTTTGATGACGTGGCCGCCCAGCGTGATATCCGATCGCACGATGGCAATGACGGCGTTGGCTAGGTCCATGGCGCGCGAGTAGGCAACCTGCCCGCTGTCACTGCCCCGGAACACATCGACGACGACAGCGACGGAGTACGACTCGTCGAGCCAACCGGCGCCACCCCCGCCGACCATCGAGGCGACTTTCAGATGCCTGCGTACTTGGCCGATGGCCACAATGTCGTCAGGCTCGTTCGGGCCTGGTTGGTCAAAACAGACGAGCAGCGACGCGCGGACGTTGTTTGGGTCCGGGGCGAGCCCAGCGGTGCACTGGTCATAAAGCCACTGGCGAACGGCTGGCGCCGTAGAGCTTGGAATGGTCATGCGATACCCGGCCCCCTGTAGTACGCCTGCCAGAGTTCAAGGACGCGCGAGGGAATGGCAAATCCCGTATGGACCAGGGCTTCGCCCCCGTCGTAGGCGCCAGCGTTGAATTTCGGCCGCCCTCCGCCTTGCTGTGTCATCTGCCACAGATGCCGGATCAGCTCAAGCACGCCTAGGCGCACGGTCCACGGGACTTGTCCCGCGCGGCCCGCTGTGTACACGACTTTGATGTTCTTCGCGCCGAAAGCGAACGTTGCAGCCGCTCCGCCGAAAGTGCGGCGAGTGATCTGCCCCGTGTTGGTGTCCACGGTGAAGGCGAAGGCGTTGGTTTGCCCGCCTAGTGGCTGCTCAGTCAGCGGGAAGGCTGAAAGCCCGTAATACTCCGTGATGCTCAGCACGCTCGAAACCGGTGTGAACGCTGGCACGATCTGTGAAACCCCGCCGTCGAAATACTCCGTGTGGGATTCCGGGATGAACGGCCCGCAATGGTTCCGGGCAATCTCAGTGGCAGCGAGAATGAAGCCTTGTAGCTCGTCATCCTGGCGCGTGTCCGCAGGGTTGATGTTCAGATGTGCCTTGACGCTGGGCAGGTCAACGAGCTGTTCAACGCCCAGGGGGCGCACCTGAAACTGAGTCTCTGACGACCAGGCAACGCCCGTGCCGGTAGCAGTCCAGCGGGCAAGCCAGACACCACTAACGCTGACAGACGGCACGACGGCCGTGTATGCCCCGCTAACGGGCCCTGACGGGGTGGGATGGGTAACCGCCCCGGACGGGTCCGTGATGGCCACAGCGACGCTCACAGCGCCCTGCACGGGGTTGCCGCTGTCATCGAGCGGGTTAGCTGTTAGCGCTACATCCTGACCCGTGAAGTAGATCAGCGGCATGGGTCACTACTCCGTATCAGCGGCAGGCTTCGCAGCTCGCTTGGGCTTGTTGGCCAGCGCATCGGCCACGAGGGACTTAGCCTCCGCTAGCAGTGCGCGAGTGGCTTCGCTGAGGGGTTCCGGGTTGACCTTGTCCAGTTCACCAGCAACCCACGTGAGCTGTTCACGTACGCCAGCCTCACGAGCCTTGTCCTTGTCCTGCTGAGCAAAGCCCAGCTCGGTCACTAGGCCGTTGGCGTAATTGATGGGGTTCATGCGTTCCTCTCAGGTAGGGGAGCGGGGGCCACATACGGATATCCGTAGGTGACCCCCACCACTAGGCCAGACTTAGAAAGTCGGGGCGACTAGACCCGTACCGGAGATAACCGAAATCGACTTCGGGTACCGGGCAGGCTGGAACGACATGTAGTTGTACAGCCGCACGAACACGGATAGCTGGTTGGCGTACGTCTGCGGGAAGGCCTCCGCCTTGACGTTGCCCTCCCACGCCATCAGGTCAGCCATGCGCGCCACGATAATCTGATCCTGGTTGGTACCCGCGCCGACGTTGGTCGGAATCAGGGCGTCAACAAACACGGGGAGGCCCTGGAGCGTACCCACGTAACCCTGTGCCGCAACCTCACCCTGATTAGCCAGAGAGTTCATCGGCGAGTTAGCAGACGGAGTGACCAGCGGACGACCCGTGTTGTCAGACGCAGCGAGCAGGTACGCCCAGCGCTTCGGGTGCATGATGATCGTATCGGGCGGAAGGAACCTGTTCGTGTGAACGGTCTGAATCGCGTTGGCGATCTGCGAGTACAGAAGCGCGACAGTCGGGGAGGCCTGCGTGTAGGTGATCGCGTTGGTGCCCGACAGCGTCAGAATTCCGGTCGGGTTACCGCCGGAACCGGAACCGCTCAGAATCAGGGTGTTGTACTGAGTGGCGTACGCCGCAGCAAGGTCAGCAAGGATGACGTCATCCACGTTCAGCGGGCTCTGCTCTAGGAGCTGAAGGCTCACAGTCTGGCCACCCGCGATGGTCGTCACGGTGGACGAAATCGACGTGGTGGCTAGGTCAGTCTGCTGAACAGCAGTGTTCTGCGTGGCCTGCACCGCAACGGCCGTACCGGTCGAAACCTTCGGCACGTTGATCGAGTCGGTACCCGCAGGGAGCGCGCTGGTCGGGACCAGGTTGCTGGTAATGCGGCCCGCACGCGCCAGGCGCACGAACTCCTTCTCCAGCCACAGCGGAGGAACGAACTCGCCACCAGCACCGTTGACCGTGGTCAGCGCACGCTGCTCAGCCGCACGGCCCCGGTTGTTGCGCTGAAGTCGGTCCATGGCGGAAGCATCGCCGTTCTGGCGCGCATTCCACATGTCCCGGAAGTACGACTGGCCGTTCAGACCGGAACGGTAGATCTCAGGCTCGGACGTGACAGTGACGCCGGAAGCCTTGGGCGCATAGCGCTTAGCCATATCCGCCGCAGCGTCATCAGCGCGAACCTGCGCGTCTAGCTCGGCAACCCGCTCGTCGAGGGCGCGAATCTCAGCTTCGCCCTTGTCGAACTCGGCGCGCTGCTCGTCGGTCATGCCGCCCTCAGCGGAGCGAGCCTCGCCCAGTAGGGCATCTAGCTTCGTACGCTCGGCGCTGCGCTTGGCAACCAGGTCAGAAATAAGGGAACGCTTGTCCATTAGGGACCTTTCCTAGGTTCGATTCTTCGGGAATCGCCCACCACTTGCGTTAGGTGGTGGCCCAGGTGGTGCCCCTTGTTGCGTGGGGTCCGGCGTAGGCTCCGGCGTAAACCGGGCGGGCAGCGAAAGGCACATACGGATATCCGTAAGTGACCGACGCGAGAGTTAGAGACTCAGGGCGCGGAGGCGCGCCTCATACAGCGACAGATCAGCAGGGACGATCGCAGGTTCCGGCGGGGCGGGGGAGTCACTCACGGACCGCAGCAGCGCTTCCAGTTGATCCCGCGTGATCG